ATAAATCATACGCCGGCGAAATCCCAATTTTACCAAATATACTAAGGGCTTGGAACAATGCAAACGGAAGTAATCTAAACGAGGAACAACTTTGGGAACACCTGCAAAATATCAACGAGGACGACAAAGTCACAAAATTGAACCATTACATTTGGCAGCGGTACGCCTCAAGCGTTTGGGACGATATTAGGATTGATAACGTTTTGCCATTCAAAGACGCAAGGCACCCTGACGATGAGAAACACGTACACGCTTTACAGCTAGACGTTATCGATAGAATTGTGGAATTATACTCAAATCCAAATGAAGTAGTTTTAACTCCGTTCATGGGCGTTGGTAGTGAAGTGTTTTCTCCGGTATCGATGGGGCGTAAAGCTATTGGAATTGAATTGAAAGATTCTTATTACAGGCAAAGTATCGAAAACATGAAAGATACCGGAAAGCGATTCAAAGCGTTTGTAAAACAAGATAAACTTTTCTAAATGCAAAAGAAACTTGCAAAGATATTTGTATTGGTGGATTTACTGGTTCAGGAAATTGACGAGCCAGTAATGACACCTACAAAGCAGACCAAACAAATACAGGATAAAGCGCGTGAATTACAGGCGTTACTGGAGCCGGTGCTGTCAAAGTTTTACGACAACCAATTGGTTAAGAAATCCACATTTTTCATAACTATGCAAAACAAGTTCAATTACATTTTCAATAAAGAGTATAAGTAAACTTGCACAGTAAAAAAATTATTGTAATTTTGGTGGTATGGCTAATACTGAAAATGGTGATTTCGATGAATTGAAAATGAATTTCGATTTCAATTTCAATATTGATGCCTTTTCTAACTTTGAAATAGATGTCGAGATTGATTTTGACAGCCGGTTTGTAAAACCTCCAATAACAAAGCCGATACCATACGAAAAACTAAAATACCAAAACGCTGAAAAACTAGCTAAAGATTTAGACTTTCAATCATTAGACAAAATTTTCTGCATCGTTAATGGAACATTTATTTTCGGTGATTTTATAGAAGCGTTCATTGTTAATAATCAAATAGAAGTCAAGGAAATAACCATTTCAACACTTTCGTATTCACAAGATAATATTGATAGTCTCGTAAATTTAGTAAACGCTAATTATATAACGAAAATAAACCTAATCGTAAGTGATTACTTTTTTGCCCACGAAAGAAAAAAATTAATAAAATATACTTACGATAATTTAGCTGATATTTGCGACCTGCAATTAGCAAGCGCAGGAACGCATTGCAAAGTTTGTCAGTTTTTAACAGGAGGTGGTAAACATATTGTAATTCATGGATCGGCAAACCTTAGAAGTTCAGGGAATATTGAACAATTCGTAATTGAAGACAATAAAGAAATTTACGACTTCAATCAAGAATATCAAAATAGAATAATAGATAAATACAAGACCATCAACAAATCATTAAGAGGTAAGGAATTATGGCATCAAGTAGCAACAAAGGAGGAAGAACAGGCGGCAGAACATCGGCATCAAGACGAAGTATAACGCCAAGAACGTCATTCACAAGCAACCCAAATTCACCAAACTTTACACCGTTCTAAAAACGGTAAAAAAACGGTATGGAAGAAAAAAAATCATTCCCCAACAAATCAACGCAATTCTCTAAGGAAAACCAGCCTGAAAAAAACGGCAGGCCAAAAGGTGTGCTGAATAGCAAAACCATTTTAGAGCGTTTTTTGTCTATTACTAAAAATATGACAAATCCACTTAATAATGAAGTTGAAGATTTGACAATGGCTGAACTTATCACATTGAAGCAAATTGCAAACGCATTAAATGGGGATTTGGCAGCTTATAAAGAAATTACCGATAGGTTTGAAGGACGTGTTATGAACAAACAGGAAATAGACCACACCACAGGAGGCGAAAAGCTACCAACCAACACTACCAACCTTGCTATTACTTTGCCTAACGGTAAAACCATCGATGACTTTAAAGTTGACTAATGGAATATGGCATAACACCGGTATTCTATAAGAACTACCAAGCGATGAAAGCCAAGGATGAAAATGGCAATCGCAAATACAAATACATAATCAACACAGGTAGTTCCAGGAGTTCAAAGACTTGGAGCATTATGGAGCTATTGCACCGCATTTGCGAGAACAACGAAAACTTCAGGGTAACAGCTTGGCGCGATACGAAAAAGGACGTTAAAGACACCGTTTGGAAAGACTTTCAAAAGATGCTACTGGTTAGCAATCGTATGGTTTATGCCAACCGGAACAAAACCGAATCATTCTATGCATATCCCGAATTAAACAGCGTGTTTGAAACGCATGGCGCAGATGATGAAGAAAAGGTGCATGGCCTCACCCAAGATGTTAGCTGGCTAAACGAGCCATACAAAATCAGCGAGGACACTTTCGACCAGATTGACCAGCGATCCGATTTAATGTTTATCGATTGGAACCCAAAAAAATCACATTGGATTGAAAAGGTAAGTAAGCGCGACAACGCTATTGTAATTCATTCCACTTTCAAAGACAATCCTTTTTGCCCCGAGCAGCAAAGAATCAAGATTGAGAGCTACGAGCCAACCGAGTACAATATCGCGCAAGGCACGGCCAACCCATTCAAATGGTCGGTTTACGGATTAGGAATGAAATCAGAGGTCGAAGGCAGAATCTACACTTGGCAAGAAATACCATACGTTGACTACTTGCGAATCGAAAAAGAAGTTTACTATGGGTGCGATTGGGGTATGGTTGACCCGTTTGGGCTTGTGGAGGTGAAATATCACGACGGGAATCTTTACGTTCACGAAATGAACTACGAGAGCGAAAATGAACTACGCTCGAAAATGACGCAAACAGAACTCCATCAAATCAATTCGGCTCAAGAGGAAGGATTGGTGCCGTGGTTGTTCCAAAAACTAAACGTTAAGAAGCAAAAGATTATAGTTTGTGATAATAACCGCCCAACAAAGATAACGGCATTGCGTCGCGCAGGTTGGGAATATGCGGTTGCTGTTGGTGGCAAATCAAAGCTACTTGACCGTATCGCGATGCTGCAAGGAATCAATATTTACTACACGTCAGCGTCAAAGAATATCGAATACGAGCAGGAAAACTACTGCTATCAAAAAGACAAATTCGGGGTACAGCAGGAAGATCCGATTGACCAAGATAACCACACTATTGACGCGATTGCTTATGTTGTGCAAAAGATGTTTGATTTAGGAATCATTCGCAAGGTGTAATAAAAAAAACCCTCACATCACTGCAAGGGCTTACCAACCTAAAAAACTAACTCACTTAATTCACAGGCCTGTAATACAATTTCGTATTGAACGACGCGGCCATTGTTCCCGTCCCAACGTACTAGCTATGGATTATTTCGACTACTTTTTATGGTTTATGTTAGGATTTGCAGCGTGTAATTTAATTCATATAGTTTTCACTAGGTCAAGGAAATAAAATAATTCCACCCCAACTTAACATTTATTCAATTCTTTTTTATAAGTTTGCGACATGCTGTATGAAGACGTACAGTTCCCCGAATGAGCAACACGAACGAAAATACTAACCAAGCCTTATCGCATAACTGCGGTAGGGCTTTTTTATTGGTGAGTTAAGATGGGGTTCTGGGGATTGACTTGGGGAGAAAAACCCATAAGCGTTGAAAGGGATTCGAGAGGTAACTGGTTTACTGAAATATTTTCAAGTTTAGGCCGCGCGCGAGTTAAATTAACAGACCGCCAAAAATTCGATTACGTTCTTACAAATCCTGCTTTATTGAAAGTCGTTGCGGTAACTGCCGATTTAGGCAGTTTGGCAAGCGTGAACAAATACGATGGAGAGAAGTTAACCGAAAAGAATTTCCTTTATAGCCTCGTTGATAAGCCAAACTTTAAGCAAGGCTGGTCTCAATTCTTTTGGGAGTACTTCTTTTGGATTCAAATGGGCGCGGCTTATTTGTACAACCCGAACGGATCTAAAGTGTTGAAGGAAAACAATCCGATACAATGGTTAATCCCGCATAATATCGATTGGAATGTAACCGCTATTGACCGATTGAAAGCATTCATTTTTACCAGCGCAA